ACGCCGGTTGCGCCCGTAGGGATGACAACGGAGCCGGTGCCGGGTTCGGAGTAGTCGTACACCCCGGCACCCGCGCCGCCGGCGCTGCCGTTGAAGAAGGACGCAAGCGTAGCGCCGCCCATGTCAGGTCAGCCCCGCCCCGCTGATAAGCCACGACGCCGCTGAAATCTTGATAAGGGTGGCGACACCGTTACGCGCAAGCGTGCGGGTGCCTGTCGTGGTGCTGTTGGCGAGGGTCATCGTATCGGTCGTGATAGCGATGGACAGCGCCGTAGCGTTGAGGTTGACGATGATGATGACGGTACCCAACGGAAACGCCGTGGCGCTGTTGGCCGGGACGGTCAGCGTCAAGCTGCTGCCGTTCATCACTACGGACTTGCTGCGATCTGCTAGCACTAGCTCGTAACTAGCCGTCTTGAAATTCTGCGGCGCGTCCAAGTACCCCACCGAATGACTGACGCTAGGCGTAGCGTTGTCCGGCACGGTCGGGGTGCCGGTAAACGCAGGGCTAGCAAGCGGCGCATAGGTCGCCGCGGCAGCGGTCGTGGTGAGGGCGTTGGTGATGCCGTACCCCGCAACGGTCGTCGGGGTGCCGGTAATGTCTGCCCACGCGACCCCGGCCAAGCTCAAGTCGTTGAGGCCGGTCAGGTCGTCGTAAGTGCCAAGCGTCACGTCCGCCGCCGTCGTGAGGACGAACTTGTACGTGGCGCTTTCGGTCAGCCAAATCTCCTGCGTGACCCGACCTGCCGAGTCAAGGATGATGGGGTTGGTGTGCGGCGTAGCACCCGAGGCATCCGTATACGCCGCTTCGGGCGTGGTCGTACCGGCCTGATAGGTGAAAATCTTGCCGCCCGCCAACGGATTGCCGTTGTTGTCGAAAAACTGCGCGCCGGCACCCGCCAGCGGGGAAAGGAACACGGTCATATGTACACCTGCGTCATGGTGAGGATGACGGAGGGTATGCCAGGGACAACCCCCGCCGCCGCCTTGGATTGTACCTGCACGGTCGTGTCATCGACCGCCCACATCAACTGAAAGTAGTCGCCGTCCGACATGGAAACAAACAGGTTGGCCGCCACGAATACCTCGGCGTTGTTGCCTTGGATACGAACTTCGGAGGCAGAGTCAGCGATGTTGTTGCCGTTGATGCGCCCCCACACCCAGAAAAGGCCGGTGCCGCCCGAAGTCTTGTCCAGTTGCAGCGAAAACTGCATGTTGTAGACCGCCGGGCGCGTGACCCGGATGCGGGTAGAATCGCCCGGATCGACGTACACGCCATAGCGGTTGGACGACGTGTTGAACTTCATGCCGTAGGCCGTGTTGATGGCCGCCGCCGTTTGCGTGGTCGTGTCGTAGAACTGCCCGTAGTTGACGGGGTTTGGCTCATACCGCGGCGGGCCGGCCTGCAACCCGCGAACCGCCGCTTCAACTTGCGACAACTCGGCGTCGGTCACGTTGTTAGGCGGCGTCAGCTCCAGATCGGCAAGCGTGGCGTCGGTCGTACCGCCGCCCGTCAGCCGGAATTGGTTGTTAAGGTAGCGGAACCACTCCCGCGAAATCAGGCCGGTGCGCTCGTCAATAAGCGGTACGCGCGGGGCGGGGATGGTAGTCGTGTTAGGCATTGGTGCCATCCAGAATCAGGTCAGCGCCCATAATGGCCGTCACTACGGGGTCAGCACCCGACACTTCGTACACCCGGTCGCGGGACTTGAGCGTAGCGCCCAAGCGGTTCCAAATGACGCGCGTCTGCGTAGCGCCGATGCGCCCGACCGGCTGCCAATGCTCGTTGCTCCAAGTGTGGCCGCCATCGTCCGACCATCGGAGCATCATCTGCGGGTCAGCCCCGTCCGTAATCGCCAAGGACACCAGAAGCGCCTCGCCGGATTCGGTGGTCAGCACATCGCCAGTTTCGGCGGCAAGCAAATCGACGGAATCAAAGGCACCGTAGCCCGACAAGCCAACACCCGTCTGGCAGTCCAGTTGCAGGCGGCGGTGTATCGTCCGCTTGAGGTTGTTCTGCCCTGGCGCAAGTACGCGCCACGACCGCAGCCACTTTTGCTCGGCGCCGTTGTCAGAGTAGTATGCGAGGTCAAAGGCGTACAAGTTGCCGTTCTCAAAGTCGCCCACCAGCGGCGCGGCGTTGAACCGCGCTTGGCAGTTAGATCGGTGCCGGCGGAACCGCCCGCGGTCAAGTGCGGCGCGTTCGTGCCAAGCGTTGGTCGCGGCGTCGTACACCCAAGTCGTCTCGGCGCTCGGGAAGATAAGCACATAGAAGGCGTGGCCGTCCTGCTGGTAGGTGTACGCCAGCGCGTCCGACATGTCGGCATAGCCTTGGATGGCGAACTCAACGGCGTGGGTGGACACCCGCACGCCCTGATAGCCTTGCGCCCGGTAGACGATGCCCTGCCCGCGCGCGTCGGCGCCAAGCCAAAACACGCTGTTGTCGAGCTTGGCCACCGAGTATGGCGCGATGCAGCCGATTTCGTTGTACGCGCCTTGGATGCGCTCCAACGGGAAGTCGGGGTTGCCCGAGTTGTACCACACCTCAACCGAGTTGGTGCCGAACAGCCACACCTCGCGGTGATCGACCGCCAACGACACCAAACCGTCTGGCGAACCCTCGGCGCTGGCAAAGTCCAACGGATCGACGGAGAACCCGTCAAGCAAATCCGTCACCCACACCCGTTGGCTGTTTGGTTCGTTGAACACGAAATAGCCGTCAAGGTAGCCGACGTTGACCGCGCCGGGGAAGTCCGGGTCGGTGATTTGGGCGAACGTTGCCGTGTGGAAATTGTAGATGAACCCGTCAGGGTTGCAGGCGATGAACAACTGCGTGCCGTTGTCGGCCATTGACACCGGGCCAAACCCCGTGATGTCGCCCAACTTCGTCTGCGTCAGGTTGGCAGCGACCTTGTAGAACTCCGTGCCGGTGGCGACGTACACATCTGTGCCGTGCGCCCACAGGCCGCGGATAGGGCCGCTGCCGACCGTGGCGACCAGACGCAACCCAGGGCAGCGTTGCAGGTACGCAGGCTCCTTGCCGCCCTCGGGGATTGCTTCCGGGTACAAGTTGACCATACGGCTGTCCGCTGCATTGGGACTCCGTAGGACATAGCTGCTACCGAGGATGGGGGTTTTCACGCTAAAACATCTTTTTGAGACGGCATAGGTTAGTTAGCTAGCCAAAACGATTAAGCAAATCCCTTTGTGACCCGCACACGCACCGTGCCGCTTGTAAGGTTGACCGCGCCGCCGCTGTTGTTGAGCAGTCGCACCTCAACCGTATCCGTCGCGCTGACTTGTGCGGCCAACGCCAGGCCATTAAGCGCGTTTGAAAACGAGGCAACCACCGCATCGCCAACAGCCGCCCCGCCGACAGTAAGTGTCGTGGCAGCACTCGACCCGTTAACAATGTCTGGCGGATCCCACGTCGCAGACGCGGCGAGATAGCCACTGTTATCTTGGATAACGGGCGTAGTTCCAAACGGGCCTAAAACAACAGCCACGCCATTGGCGCGAGCCAAGTCGTTGAACCGAATACGAGCGTTCTGGATTGTTCCGGCGCTGCCGTTGTTCACCAAACCATAGTTACCGCCGTTGACAATGTTGCCCTCAATTACGGGTCGATCCAAAGTGCAGCCAGAAAACGCATCAATGATGATTCCAAAAGTTGCGCCATCAATAAAATTGCGAACTACTTGTCCGTCAGTCATCGTGCTGGCGCCTGCGCCGGTAGTTAGTCTTACTCCGGTCGCAGCGTTGCGGATATTATTTTGCTCGGCAACAACGCCGGTTCCGGCGCCTTCCAAGCGAATCCCCACGGTAGCGGTCACGTTGCTGACAAATCGCACCAAGTTCTGCGCAATCCGAACATTTCGATACGCGCTTGTTTCGTCCGCCACAATACCGTTTGAACCGGAATCTTCAACCTCGTTCCCAAACATTAGCACGTCATCTGTTTGCGCGCGGATGCCCGCGCCGCGCACCCCGACACTACCGATGTTTCTGACGTGGTTTCCCCACACTATGTTTGCGAAGCCTTGCGGCGCGGTCGTCACCGACCGCGTGGTGCCTTTTATGTTGATGCCAACGTTGTCGCCGTTGCTTGCCGCGACGATGTTGTTGATGTAGTTGCCGAACACCTGCCCGTATCGCACTTTGGTGTAGATACCCCAACACTCGCCAGTACCGCTCTGCGTCACGCCGTCAATCTTGTTGTTGGCGATGGTTACTTCGCGGCCATAGACCAGAATGGCGACGGCGCTTGTGCTTCCGCTGCCGCTTAACGAGACAATGCGGTTGTTGCATATCCAGCCGCGCACCCAAGTGTCTTGATTCGCAAAGACGTTATCGCCAATGCGGATAGCGTACCCGCCAGTGCAAGATGCAATGTCGTTGTTTTCAATACGGTACTGATCAATAGGCCGCTCAATGTTAAACGCAAGGGATGTGCAGCCAAAGCATCGGTTGTTTGAAAACACGACGTAAGTGTAAGACCCTGATTGCGCCGAACTTCGGGTCACTACCGAGGCCCACGTCGCAAAAGTCACCCCTTGGATGTCAAAATTGGCCGCGGGGGAAAGGAAGTCGACGGTGGATGCGGGGCCGCGCAAAGTAGCGCCGCCAGCCGATCCGCTCGCGGACAAGCACTCAATCCGCAAAATGCCGGAATTGCTGAAAGTGCCCCACGATGCCAGAAAATAAGTCGCGCCGTCACGCAACCGCAGACGCAGCCCAAGCGATACCGCCGCATTCATCGCGGCCGTCATTGCCGCCGAATCGTCCGTTGCGTTGTCTCCGACCGCGCCGAAATCTTCCGGTGACAGATACTCGCGCAGTTTGTCTTGGATGGTGCGCGTCTGCGCACCCGCGCCCGCCGAAGCAAAGCCCAACTGGCTAATTGCCGCGCGCTTGGTATCGCCGCCTTGATTGACCGGCAGTTCGCTTGTAGGGGCGACCGGCGATGTTGCGGCCGGGAGCTGCGAAATCTTGATGTTGGCCATGTCAGTAGTTTCCGGCAAAGATGTTGAAGCGGTTGCGCCGGGCCATGAGGCTGTACGGCATCGCCATGATGTCCTTCGGCGCGTTGATGCGCTTGATGTCGCGCTTGCTCGCCATAGCGATCCGCTGCACCTGCGGCGTTGGCTCCACGCCGAACTCCGGGGCAAGCTCCATCGCCAAGTTGTAGGTGAACGCCCGCAGATAGCCTGGCGGGAACGCCAACTCGGTCGTAAGCGTAGCCGGCTGCGTCAGCGGCTTGACCGAAATGAAGTGGAACTCTAGCGCGCGTGACGGCACCGGGTAGACGTGAATCGTCACGTCCGGGTAGGTCATGTTGACCCACATGACCTGCGGGAAGGTGCTAGTGACCGTTTTGACCGCGATGTTGTTGTACTGCAACTCGTTCAGCAGCTTGATGCCATACGAGACATTCGTGGTCGGGTCGCGGAAGTAGGTGGCATCGTCAATCAGCACCGGACGGTCGGCTACGATGTCGCCGGTCGGGCCGAAGGTC